CCATCAATCGCGAGGCCCGCCATATCTTTTCGCTTTTCTTTAAACGTTTTCAAGCTTCCCAGCGCAACAATTTCGTCCTTGGTCATCTTGATATATCTTTTCATGTCTTGGACACTTTTCACAGTTTCAGCAACCGTCTCCTGATTGGCCTCTGCCTGTGCAGCTTCCATCTCAGCTTGTCCTGCTTGCATCTCACCAGTTCGGAAGAAAGTCTGGACCTGCTCCTGGGTCATGTTAAGCTGGTCGCCCAGTGCTCTTAATCGAGTCTTGGACATGTTCTCAACGTCAACGCCCTGGTCCATCATCTGGTCTCTCATGCGGATTAAGAATTCTTCTTCATCCTCATTGGCAAGAGCCATCATTTCCATAGCGTCCATTTGTATGCCAAACATGGCAGACAGATCACCCATCTTTTGAGCTGCTTGATCAAAGCTTCTAAACCCGTTGATTATTCCCTTTACGGCATTAAGATCCAGACCTAACTGCTTATAGGCAGCTGCCATTCGACCAGCTTGCTCAACAGTCATATTACCAAACGTTTCAGTGTCAGAAAGAACTTGAGCCATTTCATTTGCAAGGTCTTTCTGTCCGATGCCTACAACCTCTGATAGTTTCTTTGAGTGTGCAGCAATATCTGTTAAGATCTTGTCGGAAGTCTCTCCAGAGTAGGCATAAGTTCTTTGAAGAAGTTTTGTTGTTTCTTGCTGTGATATCTCAAGGTTTTTTCCAATTAGAAGTGCTCTTTCTCGCTCATCAGCATCAAAAGATTTAAGTGCCATCGCGTTCATGTTGTTCATTTCAACAATGAGAGCTGTGTACTTTTCTTTAAACTCATCGTGTTTAAAATGCTTTGATAGTCGACTAGTCTGATTGATGTAGGCATCATCCAGGGCGATCATTCGCTGCATTTCAGCATCGACAAACGCATTGGACTGGTCTTTCATGGCTTTAAAAGCCTGGTTCGACATACCAAACATGTCTTGCATAGCATTAAGCGGATCTAGAATACCTGATGCATCAATATTCTCAAACCCTTTTTCCATGGCAACATAGGCTTTCTTGGCTACATCAAGTGTCGCGGAAGCAATTTTGACTGCCTTGGAGGCGATGTCTAAACCTTGCCCCGTCCCACCAGGTGGATTTCCCCCAGACTTGCCAGGCTTTGGTGTTTCGATCATTCCGAGGAAGCCGCGGCCTTGAGGCGGATTCTGCATGCTGAGGTCTGGGTATGTGGATTTCGCCTTGCTCTTCGATTCGACTGGGACCTGCTTGGTAGTCGTAATCCCGTTTTCGACAACTTCAATCAGTGCGTATTTTTGTGCCATAATCTATCTCTTAGTGCTTATTCATATATACTTATCTCACTGGCCAAATTTCTTATTTAATTGTTCCTGGTACTGAGAGAAAGATTGATTGTTTTCTGCAGATGCACTTCTGCGATTATCTGGGTTGTTTTTGTCCTTATAATACTTCAACAGGCGATCAATGAACCACCGGCGATATCTTACCGGAAGTCCTCTCACCTCTGAATAACTCATGTTGAGGTGCATCTGAAGCTGGAACGCTTCCTCTAGGAAGCCCTCTCTCCAGTTATGTACCGGGCCAAAAAAACTCGGAAGTCATCGGAAGGTTCGTGGCATTCCGACTTTTGCAGTTGCTGCATTCATAATTTACTTTCATGTCCATTCCCGGCTCCAGCGTGTTAATTGCTTGCCTGAGTGCTCTAGAGTCGAAAGCGGGCATATTCATAATGAAGTGTCTAATCTTGTTTTTGTCTCTGTTTCCGTCAATAGCAACAACGGCATGATTTAAGAAACCGGTGACATTTCTTTCTAGCTTTGTGTCAAAGTTCTTTTGAAAAGATTTGTTAACTGCTGCCCGCTCGTTCTCATCTCTTACTGTCAAGAATTTAAAGATCACTTCCTTTTTTGTTGTCGGGAGCGTAAATGAAAACTCATTTTTGCCGGGTGTGGAAGGTTCAACAGCTAGACGCTTAATGCCTAAGTCTGATAGATTAACATCCATTTCATTTACGTGTGAGCATTCAGGACATGTGGCGCGAATTGGATACTCAGGGCCGTAACCAGTAATTCTAATTGCAATCATCAACGCATTTCGATCACCAAGCGTAAGACTATTGACATCAAAAGACTTGTCTGTAATGCATGCCTCAATAAGCTTGTCAATTACCAAGCCTTCTTTAATATAGGCAGGGCTTGACAGAATGTCTTCTTCGTTTGCAGTCATTGCCTTAATTGGAATTGTTTCTCTGTTGTACAGAGTTGTATCTGGGTCGTACAAAACGCCCCTTGACGGAAGAGGCACAGACTCAATAGGTACCTCCCAACCAAATTCATCCTTCATCACATTCTGCGTAGGCATACTGGGATGATGTTTATCTATCTTTCTTGACACTAGACCTCCAAATAAAAACGTCCGTATATATTATACGGACGAATTTAAAAAGAGTTAATAAACTTTTTGCTTTAGAATTGCAAGACGCAATTATCAAATTTAAGTGTGAGGTCAATCATCATTAAATCCTCACCGCCGTAAGATAAGCTTCCAAAGTTTGCCGAAGTTATAAAGGCACCCTTGATATCCCAAAGTTCAACGACTGTACCAACTGGATCAAGCATCTTAAGTTGAATGTCGCGCTTATAGAAGTCTGCGTAACCTGCACGGCCAGAAACAGATTCATAGTGTGTTCGAATCCATTCCATTACTTGTTGTGCGCCGGATGGTGCAATTGGATCGTGAAGCTTCACTGACAAGTCACCGAAAGTCAGCTTTCCGCCAATCATTCGATAGCTGTTCATGAAGTCAATTTTCTTTTCTCCGAGAGTGATTGATGGTCTGTTTGCATCAGTAACCAAAAATGCATCGATGCCCTCTATTGCAAGGACCCACCGATAACTTCTTTTTGGCTCAAACTTATTGGGAAGCATATCGGTAACTGAAAGTGTTTCTGCCATGTCTTAATTCTCCTAATTCTTAAATATATATCATGCGATCAGATATTTGACCCTGCATTTGTAACAACAAAGTCAAGAGCGATGAACTCAACGGATCTAGTGGGTTGCAAGAAGATCTTTCCACGAATTGTGTTATTCTCAACATCTGCTTGTGTAGTTGTTGTTGTATCAATAACAACCTTAAACCTATCAACACCACTTTGTTCCTGAACTTGCTGTAAGACAGGATTAACAAGAGCACTAAACTTCTCTAATGTTTCTTCTCTATTGGGTTCGAACAGAAGAGTGTTAGCGATATTCTTGACCTTTCTTCTCACCGCAATGAGAAGCCTTCTAACATTAACTCGGTCAAGTGCAGAAGAAGCTGCCATTAATGTCTTTTGTCCCCAAACTGTTACCCCCGTTCCTGGGAAAGCAGTAATTGGGTTTAAGTCTGCATCGTACAGATCATCTAAGTTTGTTCTGTTAAGCCTGACTGAAGCCATCTCAACAGATTCTAGTGCGCCTCTTGTGAAACCAGCGGGCGCAAACCACGGATGACCAATTCGATCGTTAATTGCGTACGCGCCTAAAACAGACACAGACGGCGGAACCTGGACAAGCGCGTTTGTTGTTGGATCTGTTACGACTAAGTCAGGGAAGTATGCTGCAGCGAAAGAACTATCAAGTGCTCTATTCTTGAAAGCTGTAACTGTGTTTGCAACATGAGGCATAGAGACTGAAGACGTAATTACATTATTAAATTGATCTCGTTCCTCGACATCCATGATGTACATTGCATCAAATCGCTGTTCTGTAGAATTGATTGCGTAATCTGTAATTGATGAATGTCTCATTCCCGGTATTGTAAGGAGTTGTACATCGACGTCAGTCTTAGATGCCATAATGTCGATTGCCTTTCTAAACGAAGCAACAGTGTTTCCAGCTGTCTCACCCTGAGTTGAATCATCCATCTCTCTCTTTGCAGAAGCATTAAGCATCTTGGATTGATCTGCATCAAAAATGTTTAGGCCGTCAAATCCGCCTTGCAACGGAAATGTGAATTTGGCAAACTTTTTGTTTGATACTTTTTCTAAGTCTGAAGCTCGGAAAGCACGTGTTTTAAGTGCGTCGTTGGCTGAAATGTTACCGCCTCTGACGTAAGAAGCACTCAACCAGTATTCTGGATCCGCCTTACCATCTGAACCGGTTCTAACTCTAATATTCTCTAGCGTGAACTTATTATTGTTAAAACGGTCTGAATCAACGACTGTGCCGTTAACATCAGCAGCACCTGCATTGTCGCCTACAGAGAAGTTTAGGGTGTCCTTTCTGTGTGTTGGAAAGTGCTTAACATATGTGTAGAGAGAATTATCAAACAGACCTACCTTGTTAGGTGTTGTTGCCGAAGTCTTTCTTGTACTCTGCATACCCCAGTATAATCTACTGTCGTCTCTTTTTTGCTGCCCCGTTCCTTGAGCTACAGTATCTCTGTATGGGAAGGGCGGCTCAACAACTCGAGAAAGCAATTCTGTGCCTGTAAAGAATTTTGTTGACTTTATCGCGCCTGATGCCATTAGTGACCCACTAGTGTTTAAGTGTCTAGGGCCTCGGAAACCCATAGGCAATGCTGTGCTTGGAACTTCTTGTGCCTTCATTGCATTTGACATTTGAACTCGAATGTATCTAGATCTAACTGGGTGTGCTCCATCAACAGTTATCTTTTGTGATTCAGCATCATTGTCAAAGTTAAAGAAGACATGTTGATCGCCAATTGCTCTGGCAACATATCTATCGGAGCCAGGATCTAAACTAAGACCTCTAAAGCTTTCTAAAACAACTCGCTCATCGTCAGTATCGTTAAATCTTCTTACAAGAAGATCAAATGTACCGTAAGGATCTATATCTGACGTTGCCTTTGAAATGTTCTCAATTGATATCTTGTACTTAGTAGACGGGCCTGCACCATCAGAAAGTGCATGCACCTTAAATACGTCATAAGGATCTGCACCAAACTTTTGAGTGATGACAAAAGGTGACTCAGCATGTGTAAATCTATCTTCAAACGATTCGTATACTGGAACGTTTGGAGTTGTCACAGAAACCCCATTCTTTCTTGGCTGTGAACCTGTGAGCAAGAATGCAATATCCTCCATCGATCCGGTTGTACCGGTTGTGTATACACCTGCGTGGAGAGCACCTGAGCCTGTAACAGCTGCAAGGTCTGGGTAGATATCGTAAGAACCGTATAGGCAGTGCCCTTTTTTCTCAGTTTGAGTTGGATCAGTGTTAAACACATTTGGAAAGTAATTCGGTGCTGTCATATCAAATGAAGCTGTTATGTGAGTCTTACCTTGCGAGCCATCATAACCGTTTAATAACATAACGAATTCTTGAGAATTTAGGTTAACTGAGCCTGTAATTGTTCCTTTTTGTCCTTGGACTGCACCATTGGCACCGGCTGCTGTGTCGGTGTCGCCAGGCTTAGCTGAGTGCGCAGCTCCGTTTCTTTGAGCGCTAGAGCTAAGTGTTAATAAAACGCCACTTGGGGCGAGGATGACACCGCGGAGGATTGGAACTGCCTGGTTGTCGTCAAAGCCACCTGAGAATACACCATTTGCAGCTGCAGAGCCGGCGTCAACTGCAGTTGCACCTAGATCATTTGTAACAGTTGTATTTCCAGCTGCGCCTGCAAGATTTTGTGTCACTGTGATTGTATATGGGTCTGTACCGCCAACTGCAGAAACTGTAACTTTAGATGCTATTGAGCTAGCTTCGATTGCAGTTTTTAGATTGTCTGCTCCGTGTTTTGAGCCGGCACGTGAAAATAACGCTGTGGACAAAGTACCATCTGTTGTAGAATTGTCTGCTTCAAATGTTTTTGACGTTCCATCGGTGGTGACAATTGTAATTGCTTGTCCGGCGGTGGGTGCGTTTGTAAATGTAAGTAGTGCTGATGCTGCTGTAGTTATTGTTGATTTCTGTATTCCAGCGCTACTGAATATTGTCGAGCCATTTGACTCAGACATAAATGTACCTAAGAAATAAGTACTTCCAGCAGGAGCTCGAGAAGCATGTGCATTTGCAAACGGGTTGTTGCCAACGATTCCGTTATCCTGAACCTGTGGATCACCAACAACGAAGCCTGCATTTGTGACGTTACCTGTTGAAGTGTCTCTCTTTTTACCGTTGCCAGCACCAAGTACTCTTAAGTAGACAAGAGACTGGGCGTTTCGGAGCCATTCGCTAACAGCAATCGGACCAAACTTTTCGCCGTCAGTTGCTCCAAAAACTTCTTTAAATTGGTCGAATGATGCAACATTAATAGGCACAAAAGCAGGTCCCTCTAAAGCTGTACCGATAACACCTGCAGGAATTCCTACAGGACCAACTCTTCTCGGCCCTGAAAGGTCTATCTCTCTAGTGCTTACGCCTGCCGATTTAAATGTTAATTCTGCCATTTATTATCTCCGTAATTTTTCCTTATACCTTTAAGTATCTTCATTCGAAACTTACGCCTGAATTTGTGATGATAAAGTCCATAGCAATAAATTCGACCGCGCGGGTTGGAACAAGAACTATTCTACCGTTCAGCCTATTTTGCTCAATATCTTCGTTTGTGTTGTTAGAAGAATCCATAACAACCTTAAACTGATCGATACCTTGTTGGGCTTGAATTGTCGCTAATTGAGGCGTTACTTGAGCAACAAATCTTGCTCTAGTTGCTGGTGTATTTTGCTCAAAGATGATTTTAGCAGCAATGTCTGAGACAATTCGCTTAACTTCTAAAAGCATTCTTCTAACATTGACCCTGTCTAGCGCTGAGCGTGCTTGCTGAAGCGTCTTTTGACCGAATATTACAAAGCCTCCGTTTGGAAAGTTTGCAATCGGATTAATCATTGCTTCATACATCACGTTGCGATCTTCAGCTGTTAACCTTACTTGAGTATTCATTACACCTTCGAGAGCACCCCTGTTAAATCCTGCGGGCGCAAACCATGGATAAGAAACTGAATCGTTATAAGCCAGAGCCCCAATAGCTGCAACAGAAGATGGAACTGTTACAGCATCTCTATTAATTGGATCTTCCATAACAACGTCAGGGAAGTAAGTTGCTACGTAGTTGTTGTCAAGTGCACGACCTTCGAATTGCTCGACTGATCTTCTGACGTTTGGTCTGTTTGCTGATCCATCGAATAGACGATTTGTTCCGTCGTCGTATTCCGGAATGTCCATAATGTAAAGAGCTTTGCTATAATCTCTAGTGAGGTCAGAAACGTAATCAGTTACGTAAGGATCTCTAATGCCTGGGACAGCTACAACATTGACTCTTGACACCATTGGGTCGGTTATAATCTTAGCAGCTGTTCTGTAAGAATTAATAATGTTATTATCCTTAGCTGAGCCAGGAGAAGAAAGTTCTGATAAGTGAAGGTAACCTTGCTCGCTACCGTCAGCCTTACCGCCGCCTTCAGTTGAGGCTGCTCTATCATTCATCTTTCTCTGATCCGAATCAAGAATATTTAATCCATCAAACCCACCATAGAACATGTTTGTAAACTTCATGTAATCAGTAAATCTATTAAACTTAGTTGCTGATCTTGCAGCTGCTAAAGTGGCAAATGTAACACGGCGTGGGTTATCGTCGCCATCTTTGATCGTGTACTGAGGTGTAACAAGAACTGCGTTCCTGATGTATGCAGCTTCTCTCATGTGATCGCTCACAGATCCTGTAAATATTGCATCGATCTCTGCATCAACTGCCCCTGTTCCAGCAGCTGTGTTATTGTAAAACGCTACGTTTGCAAGTGAGAACTTGTTGTTGCAGAATGCATCAGCACCGCTTCCCGTGGTCATCGTATCAAGTTTAGATATGCCTAAGAACTTTGAATAAGTTGCAATTAGCGGGTTGGGAAGTGCGGATGCGTTTGCTTGTAGCGCTGCGTTTCCTATAGAAGCTGTTAAGGGCAGTCTTTCAAATTTAATCCCCCAGAAGTATCTGTTATCTGCTAGTTCCAACTTACCAGGAGCCCCGGTGAACCCAGGCGAATCACTTGTGTCTTGAGCCCCTCGTGTTGCCTTAAATCTGAGTGGGACGGGAGGGGCGACAGCATGGGTAAGTGTCTCAGTTCCTGTCTCAGCAACGAGGGCACCTCGACCTCTTGGGCATCTAACTAGCCTTGGCACCGCCCTAGTGCTGCCTAGCCCAACGAGAGGTGTTGTTGTGTCTGTCAATTCGTCTGTGAACTTAGGAACAGGAAGCCCTCTAAAGCCAAATGGTAGTGTGCTAGCAGGAATCTCTCTGTTTTCGACCTGCGGTGACATTTTTACTCTAACAAATCTTGAGCGATTTGGTCGTTTACCTGTAACATTTATTCTTCTTTCTGAAGCTGTCTCTGCATCAAAGTTGTACATTACTTTTAAATCACCAATTTTGTTGGCAATGTAGTCATCGTCTCCAGGGTCCAACGTACAAAGAGGAAATTGCTCCAAGACTTTCATGTCTGTGTCTGTATCATCAAATGCCCTAATGAGGACTGTGAACGTTCCATACTCGCTCTTTGGATTTGTTGATCTTCTAAGGTTAGATATCGAAACCTTCACCTTAGCATTTCCAGCCACGCCGTCGTCTAACATTTCAAAATGAAACAAGTCAAACTCATCTTTGCCAAAAGGCTGCGAGATGAATGAAGTTGTTCTCGCTGTCTGGTATCTTGTGTTAAAAGACCCGAATGCAGTTGCGAACGGCAAGTTTGTGTCCCCGCTTGAATTTGATTTTCCTTCTGAGCCAGAAAGAAGACCAACAGATGGGTTTGACGCGTCGTATTTAACTCTTGCTAGCTCAGATTCCACAGCAAAATCACCATAAAGAAGGTGCTGCTCAGCGTGAAATCTATCAGGACTTGTATTGAGAATCTTTCCAACATAGTGTTTGCTAGATGGGTCAAGTGACGCGGTATAAATCCTTACACCAGAACGCCCTTCAGAAGAGCCTACAGATGCTAGAGACGAAGAAAGCATCAACTTAAACGTACCATCTTCTTCAGAGCCGCCGCTGTAAGCAGATATCTTCGCTAAATCAGGCGGGCTATCTGTGTAGTAAGCGTCATGATCAAGAACTTGGAATCTTGAACCTGAGGCGCAGAGTATCATTGCTCTTACCAATCTAATCGGTGTAGCTGTATTAAAAGACTGGTTATCTGAAAAGATTGGGAAACCTACAGATTCATATTCATTTAAAACATCATGTACACCTGCAAGATACTGTACAGAGCCCAATCTTCTTCTGTCAAGATCGCCTGCTGTCGCACCCATTGATTCACGACCCATGGTTCCAGAAAGAATAAATCCAGCATTCTTAACAGTGCCTTTTGACATTGTGACAGATATATCACCTGACGTTAAGTTTGATCCTGCACCCAGAACGCGCACATATGTTAATGCTGTTCTGTGCTTAAGCCATTCGTTAGCTGCATACGGACCAAAAAAGTCTGTATTTAGTGTTCCAAATTTGCTTTCGAAGTCAACAAAAGATCCCACAGTGACTGGTACAAATGCAGGTCCCTTGTCTGCCATTCCAATAATTCCTGCAGGCACGCCCTCTATTTCTCTTGTTCTCTGGGTTAAATCTATTTCTCTTTCGAAAAAACCCGGGGATCTGAAAGTCTGTTCTGCCATCGATCTCTCCTTAATTACCTATATAACTATTACTCTAAGAGCCAAACATCTTATCATAATTATTCTTGTTTACCGTCAAGTTCTTTGATAATTTTTGAAGACAGTACTGTCTCCCCTGCTCTTGCATTTCTTGATTTGACTCTAGAAAATTCTGTTTTTGTATCTTTGCTAAATGGATTGGGTACAAAGTTCTCTATGACCTCTCTTGATTCCCCTCTCCTAAGATTTGATTCTTCAATATTTGTAAGATCTGTCAGAACGTGTCTCGTTACTTTCTCTTCTTTTGTTTCGGGCTGATAATCAGTCACTACTGCGTTTGCATCTGTGTAGGAGAAACTTAGCACCGGTGCTGAAACATAAGTTCTCACAAGATTAGGCAACCCAGGATGCTTCGGGTTGATTACATAACCCGGTATTGTTACAGATATATTGTGCTTTATTATTCTTTCTGAATCAGTAAATTCATCTAAGTTTGACTGGCTTCCAAAGCTTTGTTTAAAAAATGCCACTAATTCATATCCACCATCAGTAGTGATTGGAATTTCTTCTCCTTGGCCGGTGAAATTCATCATTAATGTTTCAATCATTTGATTTGCTTGCTGCATATACTGTGTCCAGAACACAACATCGTAGGTTATTGCTACAAAATCTGGATATGGCACTTCCATAATTTCAAATACATTAACACCTAAATCAGGCTTAACAGCAACAGTTGAATTTTTAGAAAAACCTAGTGCTTCATTAGTCCGTCTAGTTGCAACACGCCCTGGCTTGGAACTAAACCCGCCCGTAATTCCAGTATTTTCAAGTAAGTTGTCAAGAGAAGCAACATTGTCTTGGTGCTTTATCCCCATCTTATTGACAACGTTTTGAAACTTCCTGTCTCTCTCGCTAAGTCTATATTTTACTGTGTATCTTGTTTGTTCTCTAAATGCAATTGCTGTGCCATACCCAGCTTGTGATGGAGAAAAATCGATATCATTTCTAACTATTGATATTATTGGTAAAATTAGAGCGTTGTCCTTGTCTCGAATAGGGTTCTTTCTTCTAGTTAGTGCGAATCGTTCTCCGGCAGCAAATATAACAGGCACTTTTTGTAACTTGTTTTGTGATTTTACCTCAAATGAAAGTTTCTTATCAAATAGATGAAATATCGCGCGGTCGATATCTTCAATTCCAATTGAAGGTATTGTGAAATCTTCAGGAGAATTATTCCCATCAAAATCTCTGATTATCTTACTGCCTTTTGGTTTTGGTGCCTTAGCCATTATTAATCCTCATCGTAAAAGGAAGAACCAACACCTGTGGCGTCGCCTTGAGAAGACACTTTCTTAGGACCGGTTAGCGGATCATCGAGTACACCTCGTTTTCTTAGTTCTCGAACATCTCCCGTTTCGCCGTTTTCATTGTGCTTAAACCCGCGCTGCTGAACAAAAGTCTCCTGAACTGCATCGGGGTCGGAATATTTTTCTTCTGTCGGACCAAATATCTTTGAAAGGAAGACACCTTTTCTTGCCTGTTTTCCAGTAATTGTAACAAACCGCTTGTATTCAATTTGTCCAAATATTGTATCAGAAGCCGGTGCTTTAATTACTTCAAAAAATGTAGTACCGTATGAAAAGAAGTCGCCCTCCATAAGATCGATACCTTTATCTAGCAGATCTCGCGACTGAACATACACTTCGATAGAATAGTAAGTTTCTGATCCAAATCTGTTCGTCCTCACTTCGTCAGGTTCATACTTTACCAAGCAATCCAATTCCATTGGATTTTCAAATATCTTGTCCGGAGATTCTTCATAGACGTCGTGAATATTTGACTTAATTTCTGAAACTGGAAAGTAATAAATTTTCTGACCTATTACGTCCTTGACTAGCTCTTTTCCTAAGTCATTAATAAAGTTTATCTCTCTTGGTGTTATAAATAATCTGCCCATTGGTTACCCCATAAATATTGCTTTGCCGTTAGGAACAGGAACAAACCTTAATTGTTTCTGCATCATTTCAGCTCTGTTAGACTGAATTTCTATCAACTTATCATATGTCATTGTATCTAACATTTCTCTCAACTGGGTCTTAAGATTATTTTGATCTTCTCTCCCTTGTGATATTAAATCTGCACCGTTCAAAGTTACATCGGCGCCAGGGACAGGTATATTACCGAACTTAGACCTGATCAGACCTAACTGCTCTCTGCTAAGTGCAAGGGTAAACTGTCTTATCCACTGTTGCCCGATTGCGTTAATCTTTCTGTATTCTATATTTCCAAAAGGCAGGTTAGACATATTTGAAACACCGTTTATCGATGCATCTGTATACGCAGGTGATTTTGGATCAGGATACTGGCGCATCTTTATCCATAATTTTTTTGTGCCGTTTAAGTCTGTAGGCGTTGGAAATATTCTTAAGTTTGTACCGTTTATCTCATAAGAATAGTTTGATCTTCTCACCCTGTTCGATAAATCTAACTGTCCAGCTCTAAGGATATCTTCAAAGACAGGAAGCACATAAAAGATCGTCTCAGGAGTAAAAGACTCAAATGAGAATTCATTATTCAAGTAGTTAATTGCTGATGTTGTGTCAAAAAATCTGTACGCCGCCTGTGGGTTAAAATGGAAAACTTCGACAACTCTTATTTTTCCTTTTGTGTTGTCAAATAAAGGATCACCAGCGCTATCTTTTAACTCTGTGTAGATATTATAGTCTTGCCGTCCAGATTGCAAAGTTATTGACCCAGATACAGTATTATAAGACCCACCAATTCCTGCTTCCATAGCATAGGGTTCAGCAAATCTAGACATGTATTCTAGATTTTCTCTAATAAATTTTTCTTCTGATCCGGAGGCAATATGAGGATTGTCTGCACTACCAGTAGGAAAGCCTAAGTAGTTTACAAGTTGCGACTTTGCCTGATACTGATTTAGTATTGAGCCGTACTCTAAAACAGACTCTTCAAAGTTTGCAAAAAGTTGTTTCTTGGTAAGCTCAACAGATAATATGTCATCACCTAGCTTTCGCTTTACAAAAACCACCATTTTGTCAGCTTCGGTTTGGAAAGCTTCTTCAGCATCAAATATACCAAACGGGGTTGCGTTTGTTGTTGCCGCAAATGTTGCCATGTTACACTCCTCTGCTATATGTATATATAGGCGAACACAACACGACTGACCTTGACATTATGACGTATTCAGCAAAATTTGAAATTTCCAAATAAATTAGAAACTATTTTTTTCGCTTGTATCTACGTTCACTTATTTCCATTTTTTCATCTTGCACACCGTGCTTTTCACTTTCATTTTCGTGCTCTGTGACACGAACAGCTTCAAGCATATGTGCTGGAATATTTGTCTGAATTCCTGACGAAGGCCACTCAACATCATAAACTGATATCTTTCCCTGCTTATCAAGTGAGTGCCACAAAACATTACCGACTTCATTCAAGGAAGAACCCTTCTTCCTAACATGTGTAAGTCATGTATGCCCGATTATCTCTTCATGACCTTTGGTCTTATCGGGCACATGGTCTATTCCATATTCATAATAGTCATAAGAGGGAAGCTTTTTTAGCTCTTCCCTTATTAGGCTTCTAAGCTCTGTTAGCGTAATTTTCATAACATCCTCGCAAATTTATTTATTATCACCCAGAAGTATCGATCTCATAGTATGCGTAAATCTTTCCAGAATCAGGATCACGACTGATCTCGAACTTCCACATAGGTGCGCCTCTGTACTGGTTGTTAAGGTAGTCTACAGCTTCTTCGTCAGACATACCGTCGGGAGCGAAGCGTGTACCGATACTTGTATGACCGTAAGTTGGTCTGCCGGAGCCGCGGCCTTTTGCAGGTTTAATCGTCACTCTGGTATTTCCAATCATTTCTGTTGTTGCTGCTAAGTGATCAGCTCGCTTCTTCTCTGCTGCTGCCCTTGCATCCATTACTTTTCTTATTAAATCTTGACCGGTAGGAAGACCTGTTAGTTCTCCATTTCTTTCGGCTTGGACTGCTTTACGGAGATGAAAAGAGATAAATCGCTTGTCCAGGCTAGTCTTGTTTTGAATTTCACCAACTGCTCGGCGCATAGCATCTGGCCCCACTGTACCAAATCCCGCGGGATTAGGGTCGTTAACTATTCCTGGTGCATGCTTGATCATTAGATCATAGGCAAGTGCAATGTCTTGAGCAAGATCTGCAGATCTAGATCTTTTCATCTGATTCATCATTATCTCATCAAACCCAGTTCTCATTATAGAGCCGGCGCCGTGTTGCTTTTCAATCTGTGCCATCGCATCTCGAATTGCATGGTAATGTTTTCCCATGCTCTCGTTAATGCTTTCTGCTTTTTCTGTCACAATCTTTCGTATATCAAGTCTAGATAGCTTTTTCATGATGTCTTATTAACCTCTGTTTAATTGCAATGACTTACACATATAAATATACCGTTAACTTCTAAAGTACAACAGAATTCAACGTCGTCAATGTTTGTTGTTTGTTCCTTTATATTATACTAATTATTAAGATAAGTTGCACGTTTTAAAAAGATACTAATTAATCTGTTCTTTTTCCTATAAATTCAGTGTCGACTGTTACTTTCATGCCCCAGAAATTGGAGCTATTTTCAGTGCCTGAGATATCTACACATATATGCCAGTAGGGTTTTGTAACAGAATCCCATGCGTCCATGTCTCCATCGATGACTTCAACGTCAGGATCGTTGCCTGCAAGTTTGTCCATTGAGTGACCTAAAAGCTGAACACTGTTCAAATTATCTGTGTTGTATATGAATTGAACAAACTCTACTGAAGCGAACTCTGGCGGGCTGGCTATGTCCACGGCCATAATAGTGTTCGCCTGTAGTGAGTCTGCATTGTATGTGTGGTATTTACTTTCAGAAGCTTTTAGGCGGACTGTCACATTACTTGCCGTCCCAGTCTCGTCTTTAATTGCAACATAGACGTTTATCTTGACAACGTTACCCGCCCTCACAAAGTTGGTCATGTCAATCACATTGCTGCCGTCGTAAGGAGCTCGATCCCCATTGGCAGCAGCATCTGACTGTCCGGCACCGGAGGCGCCAACAATTATCTCAGCGCTAGCCACTGAACCGGAAATAGGAAATACCCATCCCTGTATGCAGCCTTCATTTGATCGAGCAAACTTACCCGGAGTGTCGATGTCAACTCCGTCACCCTTGACAGTGAACCCACCCTTGTCTGTCATCTTAATTCTTGGCATGCGTTACTCCTTTTAGATTAAGTATGGCGCGCAAATAAAAAAAGACACCCACAAGGGGTGTCTTTAGAATCAGATTCAGTTTGTTGATTAAACTGCTGAGAATGAGAACGTAGCGTTCAAGGCACCGGAGCCAAGCTCTGAAGCCAACCATGCAACGCGCCATTCACCTTCAGCGTGGCAGTAGAAAGCAAGTTCTGCACCAACATTTGATTGATTGTTAGTTGCTGTTGCAGCAATTGAGAATCGGTTGTGAGTTGTACCGTTAGCAGTAACGATTGCGCCACCACCTGTTGCAACTGTCTGTGTGAAAGACTGACCAATTACTCTGTTGTGAACTGATAGACCATCACCAAGGTTGACAACGTCTGTGTTAAGTGACTGACCAGCAAACTTCTCGCCTGTTGCGCATGTCCAAGTTATTGTCTGACCACCATCAGCCTGAGCTGTGAACCTGAATACAGTTAGCGCGCCTTCATGAGCTTGAGGCAAAACTATTGCAGCAGCTCCGCCTCCGTCCCATGCAGCTTCGTAAATTGTGCCGTCGGCCATTGTAAAGCCGGAATCGACTGCTGTGTCGTTGAGTGTTGATAGTGTCATACCGAAATAATCACCAGTCAAAAACCTTACGTAGTTTGAGTCCATGTGACAGTTGACGTTAAGACCAGATCCAGATTCCTGGACAAGCCCTTTAGAGGGCGTAATAGTTACCTTTGGCATAATATCCTCCTTAATTTGTTCGCAAGATTCCAACACGCCGGCGAGGTCGGCTTATTATGCATGTGTTGGGCCTGCTATTATATATTATTCTAAGTCTAAAGAAACCATAAAAATAGTTTATTTAACCCAATTTCTTAAAGAAAGTACAGCCCACATTTTTTCAATTCTTGGGTCTACTCCACCGCCTGATTTCTTTACAGCTGCTAATGCCTTTTTAAGCGCAGCAACTTCTTTTCTAAGCTCAGCGACATCGCTTTCACATTTTGCGCAACACTCTTCTGCTGAGCCACTTGATTTTCTTCCTAAAGCCATTGTTTTCTCCTTTGTAGAATAGAAAATTTCTATAACATAATTATACTGCTAATAACCAAAATTCTTAGGGGGAAACCATGATTATTAAGAATAGTATTATACCCAGACTAGCGTCTGTGTTTATAAACGTATACGCAATCACTCTTTGGCCTTTTGTCTTTATTAGAGATGAAGGAAACGAAAGAACTATTAGACATGAGAAGATTCATCTAGTTCAACAAAAAGAGCTTTTTCTAGTAGGCTTCTATCTGCTGTATGTAATCTTCTGGATCATTGGGCTCTTTAAGTATAGAAATACGCAAATCGCTTACTACGAAATACCTTTTGAAAGAGAGGCGTACGCAAATGATGGTGACTGGGTCTATCTTTTAAATAGAAAACCACATGCGTGGAGAAAATACATCTCAGCCGGTGGACCCGAATCCTCCTGAGCCTCGAGCTGATATACATATCGGATCGTTGTATAATGACTGTTCGCTAACTTCTTGAGGCCTTGCGTGTATAACAGGTAACATAACTAGCTGGGCTATCTTATCCCCAAGGCTGACAACTCTTGGTAGTTGCCCTACGTTGTGTAAATTAATCATCACCTCCCCTTTATATCCAGAGTCTATGACGCATGCACCTACCAAGAGTTGCAGCTTACTTGCACAGGATGATCGATTTTTAACTTCCAGCATGTAACCGTGGGGTATGCCAAACTTTAAGCCTGTTCCAAGTACTACAGAGGTGCCAGGTTCAATCGTTACTTCGTCTAACTGTCCTTCCATGGGGTAGTAGAAAACATCTAGACCAGCGTCCGATGGGTTTGCGCGAACCGGATCTTTAGCTAGCTCGCTCGTCTTGCTATACTGTAAAATCATTTTGACACCTGAATCTATTATATGTCAAAACAAATTAACTGTACACTACTTTTTTTCATCAATAGGCCAAAAATTTAAAAGAGGCATATTGATCAATTGTGATATTTCGCGACTACAGTTGAGGGTCTCGTTTTCAAATGTACAGACCCATGTCGGCGATCTCTTTTTCTCTATGGTGACAGTCTTTTCTCCACTAAAGTGATAAAACGCTCTGTTGACCTTAATATCACTTCTTTCAAGTAGAGTTGGTGTAACTTTTTCTTTGTTGGCCGATTCAGTTTTGCTGTTACCTTCAGCACTGCCAACTAGTAACAACATGGCAATTACTAACGTATACATAAATATTTTTTCTCCGCAACGTCAATCAACGTGACTTAACGATGCTAATTATGCATCATGTGCAATTTATTCTTAAGATTTACCATCTGTAACAAAACTATACAGCTTTTTTGATTCTTCAATTAACGAATCAATTGTTATATCTTCCATTTGCTTATGAGTTTCCCACCTCATTGCTGCTTTTCCTTGCAAGACTTCTTTTGCCAAGTGTAAAACTTGGAGTCTTAACTCTATATCTGAGCATGGCGGCTGTGGTGAAACTGCGCTTGCTTCTTCATGCTCTTCTGGGTGGTCTGTTATCAACATCAATACTCCTTGCTGTGTCTTGTTGGAATAATACAGAGAATTGTTTAGAAGTATAAGTTAGATTTAATTTTAAACAGTAAAGTTTTTCGATGCCTTTGTTGTTGAAGCGATCGCTCTGCTAAGTGCAGATCCACCCTTGCCCCAGCCTGCATTGGCTCGAGCCATCATTTCATTAGCATCTTCTTGGCTTGTAAAGTCAGGGTTTGCTGTTCCGTTCAGACCTTTTTCTCTCGGGCCTGACTTAAGTCTATTGACTAAAAATGCAACGGCGACTTTACCAGCCGTGGCTGGGTCATTTAGCTTATCCGGATCATTTACAATATCAACACCTGAAAGCTTTGCATACTTTTCATATGTTCCTTTCCATGTTATCTGATTAAATCCCCGACCTCTATACTTGGAACCATCTTCAGGTGTTGTGTTTCCGTACTTTTCTGATTTTCCGCCAGGCCTTTCGGGACCGTAAACAATATCAAACAATCCGAGTCCGGGTTTTTTATTTCCATCTGATGGAGACGTTGATTTTTTAAGATCTTCTAGCTCCTCGTCGGAGTATTTTTTGCCCATCCATGGCCAGATCTGCTTAATTCTACTAACTGACGTTTTATTGTAAGGTGTCTCACTCTTAGGCTTAAGGCCGGATTCTTTAGCTAGTACACTTAAAAGTGCAATTCTAGCGTATTGATTGGTCATGCCAACAGCATCCATTTCTTTCTCTATAAGCTTAATATTTTCTTGAGGATACTTAGCGCTTGATATTGGGCCTGACTTTGGGGCATCCGCTTTGCCTTGATCGCCTTGTTCTGATTCTCCCCCACCTGTCTCTGCAGAAACATCTTCATTCAGATATGATTCACATATTTGTCTAAGCTGTCGTCTTGTAATCTTCATTTATAGCCTCGCTTTATGTATGTAATTATTTACAAAAAGACATTTTTACTTTAAAGAATACTTCTTTAATGATAGAAAAAGATACTGCATAGACTGATGTACATGCATGCCTCGAAGAAGCGGAGGTAGCTCTTCCATTTTTGGAGGCCACATTTCAAATATTTCTGTCTGCTTTGCTCTTCCAAACCCGCCTGATTCTTTAACTTTTGTTAACTTCCACTGTGGTTTCCACCGTATTTTTCCAAATGAAGTTTTTGATCCATGTGCTATAATAATGCCTTTTTCATCATACATCTTCATTGTAATTGTAGAGAACTTCTTGCCAACCGTCACAACAGTTTGTATCGTCCAGTGTTTATTTATGGTTCCGCAGTAAACAGCGTCTGAATAATCACACTTTTTAAATCCTGGTTTAAGCGTTATGTTTGACCAATCATATACTATTATGCTTCCCGTGTATGATTTAGGAGAGGCTATTCTATGTAGCTTGTGTTCCAAGGTTCCTGTACTCTGCGCTTGATTTGACACCAAAATATTTAGCGGTGTTGACGTACCCTTTGTACCATCCGGTGCGTATACGTGTGTGATGTCAACGTATATGTCGATATCTTTGTTTAAACCTTCAAAAGCGTATGATGGATTAGATAACAAAAGAAAGAGAAAAGAAAATAGAATGTTTATCATTGTAACCTCAAGTAAATTAATAAATTATAGCTGTGTACTTAAAGAAAATAAAAAAAGGGCGACCATAAAGGTCGCCCTTAGATTTTAAGTTATCTGCGGATTAGATGATATCCATATCCAAGCAGGTAACTGTACCGTAGAAGTCAGCACGAACCATCTTCTTGCCGTAGCGAGTCATCACGCCCTTACGGGGTGTGAAGTCCTCTGGAGCGAAGATGGTAGGAGTGACGATGAGAGGCACGTAAGGAGCGTATACGTAACCAGTCTCAAGGTAGCTACCGCCCTTGTAACCAACAAGAATCTTGTTGCGTGGGAAGTAGGGGTCCTTGTAGACCGTGAAACGGTTGCTCAAGCTACCAATTGCAGCTGCACCGAGTGAGAATGGAGCAGAAACTTGTCCGTCACCATCAAGCTTGATGCTTGGCTTGTAGAGTACAGAAGCTTCGAAGATTGTAGCAACTTCAGGTGAAACCACGATGAAGTTAGCAGAACCACGAAGGGTCTTTCTGTGAATCTCGTTAGCAACATCAATGATGGTTTCAACGAGAGTCTCGTACCACTCACGA